CTTCAAAAAACATATATGCTTCTGCCGTTCCTTCGGCTCTATCAATCATAGTATGCAATATAGCAGTTAGCATTCTAATTTCAATGATAATACGGGGGCTTTCAAAATCCTCCCCTACATCACCATTCGCCGTTAGGTCAATCATTCCTTGTAACATATCCATGTATCTTTCTAATTCTTTTCTCTTATTCATTTTAATTCATCTCCTTTACTTTAATTCACCTATTCCATATACCAACCATGTTTTTTCTTTATGTGGTAAGTTTAATGTGTGTGGTGATTCTTGATATACCATGTACTTCCATTCATGTTCATGTTCACTAATGAACCTTGCCGTTTCTCGGAAAGTAAATGCCTTGTGTAACCATACGCCCCAAACCTTTAGCCCATTTGAAAGGGTTAGCAATTCTCTATGTCTGTTATCTATAATGTATTTTTTAGTTCCTATTTTCATTTAATCATCTCCTTCAACACCTCTCGTAAGTGTGAACCATCCTGTTGTTGAACAATGTCGCTCACTAATTTCTTCCATGCTTGTAGTTCCTTGACTTCTGCTAAGAGAAGTGGTGCGTCATCCATTAAGAGTGCATTAGCAATCATTACTTCTTCGGGGGTATCGGGAGGATGCCACCTTTCTATGTGCATTCGCTCATATTCATGTCCTTTGTATTTGTCTGTGTCAATCATTCTATCACCAACAATTACAAGAAGCCATAATGTGAATCATAATCCATCATATCCTTTATCTCTTGCATACATGCACCACAAATACACGCACCATTATTCTCAATCCATTGTTTCGCTTGTGTGCATTCACACATATCACATTTCTTTTCGTCAATCATTCTTCTTCACCTTTGAGTATAGTTTCAATGCGGTTTCTCATTTCATACATATCAGTTTTCTTCGTTTGAAAATCGCTAAGTATAAGCAGTAATTCATGGCGAAAACGCTTGACTTCTTTTTTCAAATCTTCAATAATTGAAATAGGTTGTCCGAACCAACCACAGTTACATTGAAAATATCCTTCTTCAACATGAGAAGTTTCACCGCCACACCCCTCTTGAGGGCAATCGTATTCTGTTTCATCCCATTCTTCCCATGTTTTTCCATTGTATTTTCTTGTTCCTATCATTCAATCGCCTCCTCGTTCCATACCTCTTTTACTTTTTTCAAATGTCGGGTTATTTCATCCATACAATGTTCCCCTATGAGGTTCACTACATTATCCCTAAAACTCGCATCCTTATTATATTCGGGATGTTTCATTAAATATTCATCAATTGCTATAACATCTATTCCGAGCATTCTCCAACCCAAAGCCTTCCCCGCTTCTAATGTAGCGTATGTGGTATATGAGGTCATTCTTCTACCCCCAACACTATTTTTCCTTCTTTTTGTAAAGTAAGAAATACTTCTCTACTTCTTTTAAGAGAAAAAGCCAATTGCATTACATTTACTATCGCATCACATATATGTTGCTCTTTTAGTAAGATTCTACTTGCAGTTACAAAATCATTACAATCTATACAGACTCTATCATCAAAGTTTTCTAAAAGAGGTTGAGGGTTATTACCTTCATATTCCTTCATCTCTTTATCGCATATTTTACATCCTATTATTTTATCATTCATTCCATTTCACCTTCTATTCTAATGGATGAGAAACATTACTATCTCCCAAAACCCACTTCAATGCTTTAATCACACCCTCAAGTGCTTTATAATTACGCATATGATATATGCGGTTATCTTTACCCTTCATCAATTCAAAATGCTTCTTTTGCAAATCAATTGCTTTCTCAAGCATTTCCTCAATTTCAACCCATGTTCTATCATATGTTCTCATCTTCTCACCTCTAGTTCCCATCTAAATAAGACGCTCTTAATAAAAGCGTATGGGGGGATAATGCAATAAATGGGGTAGTGTCATTACTATTAAACAAAATATTTACTTCCTCACTATCTCTAAATGCTGAATGGATTGGTGCGGTTATACATATTTCACTTTTACCCGTAGAAGATATGAAGGCAACATCTACCTTTTGACTAAACCTCTCAACCATATCATTAGATGATATTATAACCCCTCCACTATCAATAGTAAAGGAATATTTACCCGACCCTACTACTTCACAAGAAGTCATAACACTCCTTAATTGAGAACCCCTAATATTAAAACCACTAATAACATCCACTCCCTTAAACTGTTGTTTAACACTTAACTCAGCAAAGAACATACCCTTAACCCCATTATACACATTAGCAATTTCTTGTGAATGGGGGTGCAAAAACATTGTTGGTAAAACCACTTCTTTTACACCATCCTCAATTTTACAAGTATCGCCAATATCAATGTTTAACTCACCTTCCATATTCTTAAGGTGTTTTAACACCCTATCAATATCTAAAATAACATCTTCCTGTTCGGTAGGTAGCCCATCAACCCAATGATGAATATACATTTCATTAGTTCCATTACTAAACAACCATCCACTTCTTGAAGTTTGGTCTGTATGTCCCAAAGGGTATGATTTAATCTTTACACAATTACCCAAACTTTCACTCTTTAACCCATTAGGGGTTAGATATTTACCTCGCCCTCTAACGGTTTCTAACGCCTGAACCAATCTTTGTTTCTCTATGGTTAAACGCATTATAAACTACCATCCTGTAATTCGGACATAGAAACCCAAGTTACATTACCGTTTTCAACAGTTAGGATAGTATATTGTTTCCCTGTAATAGAGGGATTAGTTTTACTTGATTTAACCTTAGCATAGAAAGTAGTTTTATTAGGCAACATGGCTTTACTTACTTCTATTTCTTGGTTAATAGCCGCAAAGGTATTCCTTCCAACATCGGCCTTTCTTCCCGTAGGATTAGGGTTATTGATATTTTCATAAACATCTTTCATATGGGTAATAACATAAACATCACAATCTAAAGACAAAACCTTATCCATCAAATCATCATACACTTTATTTCTCTTACCCCAAAGTAAGGGGAGAAACTTAGTGTTAGTAGAACGCTTATCTTCATTAACTGCTAAAAAGCATATATCCTTCCATCTATCTGCACCATCAAAAATAAACTTTATTTTCTTCCCTTCATTTAGGGCTTCTTTGACTATTGATATGTAGGCTTCTGCTATGAGAATAGTTTCATCTAAATCGGGGTAGCCTTCTGTATCTCTAAAAATAGGATTTAGTATTTTAATAGTAGGGTCTGAATCCCAATTGGCTCTCCAAGTAGGTTCGCAACCATTATCAAAATCCAAAATATAAAGTTCTGTATCTTTTAATTCTTCTTCTGTTCTACAATCCATAGCAATTCCCGATTTGCCCACTTTAGGTTCACCGTACAATAATACTCTTTGGTATGCTCTTGTTCTTTCTTCTAAGGCTTTCAGTCTTTTCACTACTAATTGTTTAGCAACAGTTAGTGCCGTTCCTTTAGTTATCGCTTCTTTATTATTATTTATTAAACTCATTTTAATTCCTCTAAGGGCTTCGCACCCACTTGAGCGTCATTCAATGCGTAAACGCCTACACGCATTACTCCTGTATTGTTTGGTTTAGTTAGAACCAATCGCTGAAGGTTTCACCGGAGTCGGTGTATTCTACTGCGTTTCCTCTTTTATCTTGTACAAAAATGCCGGAAACATTTATGCTTGCTTGTCTTAGGTTTCCATCTTGGTCTTTACTTTGACTCGTTCTGCCGATAATAGCCACCTTACTACCAATTCCAAACTCCATTTTAATGTGGGGCGGAATCCAACATGGTGTTGAGGCAAAATTACCATCTTCATAGGAATAATCTGCATCCAAATCTGCAATAAACAAAGTGCGATTACCTGTAACTTGACTTGCCGTTGTTTGCATATTAGTTACATTACCCTCGGTAATAATAATCTTCTCATCAAAGGGCACATTCATGTTTTGGTTATGTATGTGCTCAAGGCCAACAAGTGGGGCGACTGTAATGTGTTCACCCATTAACTCAAACATTTTTTCTTTATCGGCTTCACTCGTTTCATCATCTTGGTATTCAACAGAAGTTAAAGAGTTATTTACAGTATATATTCTATTAGTATCGGGTTTCCAATTGCCTTGTAATTGGATATACTTGTAAGGTTCAATATCCCAATTTTCGGCGATTTCACCCTTAGCCTTAATAGACCACAAACGCACACCACTATCTCCTTCTTCACCTATAAAATAAACATTTCTTTGTTTATCGTCAAGGGGTCTTGGATTTCCATATCTTTTATTAGGTTGCCCATCCCAATTATTAGTTTGTTGGGTTTCAAGGGGGATAATAGTTACACCATCAATTTCCATTACAGACTTTGGTGGCTCAAAAGTGTTACCTTTGGTTGATACTTTCTCTTTACCATCTCTAGGACAATACTTACTAAGAGTATATCCGCTATCGGTCTTTTCCATTTTAGCAAACTTACCGGCCATATACGCTTCATCTCTATTTCTAATAAACTCCGCTTGAAGGGTGATTCTCTTACTTTCTTCCCAATCTCTCACATTTTCTACGGCAACCACGAACCCAAATCCGGTCTTAACATATTTACCGGCGGTGCTTGTTGTTCCTGTGCTTTCTTTCTTTTGTAGACTTAGTAACCCTGCAAACCATGTTCTAAATAGAGCCAATTGCATTTTAGCATCATCGGGCCCAAAATTGTTTTCTTCACCGATGGCTTCCCACTTAGCCTCTACTTCTTCAATTGGTTTGCCCAATTTGCTACTTGCTTGTTCTAATTCATTTTTATAATTCATTTTTATTTCTCCTTTTGTTTCATTTGTTTTATTTGTGCTATCATCCAAGACGCTAATACTCTTGGGGTCATAGCCATTCCTCTATACTGTGTTTCACCTATAATTCTCAAATAATTATATTTTTTTGAGTTGTTAAACTTTCTTGATGAAATAATTTCATCGTGCATTGAATCGCACATTTCCTCTATGGTTGAGCCCCCTTTTAATAGAGCCAACACATCATCGTGCGCCGCATTTACATCACCGGAGTCAAGAGCATATAATAGTTCCGAATATTCTCTTTTGTTATCCATTATTGGTAATAATGCCCCCTTCTTAAAAAGGGTTTCCAAACCATTAAGTGCCTTTCTAATATCCCCACCATATGTTTCAAGATGTTGTATTAAAAATGTCGTATCTACTGTAAGCCCCTCCGCCATTAACACACCTTTAACCAAGTGCTCACCATCTTCAAGTGTAATGGGGTTGAACAATATACTTTTACACCTTGATGCTATCGGGTCAATTATTTTACTCCTTTTGTTGCAAGTTAATATAAACCTAACATTATTGTGGTATTTTTCCATAATTCTTTTTAGTGCCTCTTGAGCCGATTTAGTCATACCATCTATCTCATCTAATAAACATATTTTATATGGTATATCACCTAAACTATTAGTGGAGGCAAACCCACCAATTGTCATTCTTACTGTTTCTAACCTACGGTCATTACTAGCATTTAATTCTAAAAAATTACTATTAAAACCATCACCTAATATTTCCCTACTTAATGCTAAGGCCGCACTTGTTTTCCCTACTCCGGCTTGACCGTAAAATAACAAATGGGGCATTGATTCGGGTTCTATAACCCATACCTTAGCAAGAGAAGTGAATGCTTCTTGTGAAACAATATTATCTATTTTCTCCGGTCTATATTTTTCTACCCACATTAATCTTCCTCTCCTTTTGTTCCCAAACCCCAAAGTGCTACCCTTCTTGGGCCTACTAATTTTATTTTTTTAACAGATGATAAAGATGCACACGCTCTCGCTATTGCATTTCTTGTTGGGTATTGCCTTCCACACTTTGCTCTAATCTTATCGTAAATAGACTGTGTAGTGCAATCGCCCTCTGTTAATTCCTGTATTATTTTCTCATCGTATTTACCCATCACTATCTCTCCAATTTTATTATTTGGTTTTTACCACCATTATGTAAATAAGCCACCATCTCATAAAAATATTCTTTATCCCATTTCCACTTTACTTTACTATCTATAAACATTAAATTATTGACACCATTAATATGTAACCATTCTAATAAATGTTGTTCATTAGGTTGTTGGTTTTTTAGTAGCGCAAGAACATACTCTCTATTAGGATTTGCTAAATACTGTTGAACAATATTATACATACTTAACTTCATCAAATCTCACCCTTTATTCTTAAAATCTCATCTAAACCACCTTGAACCAAGTGGCGTTTATCATACCATACATCTAATATCGCCCTAAACTTATCCCACTTATCTTTAGCATCGGGTAAAGACGGAACAAGACTTTCTATCTTTTCTATATCAGCCCTACCACTTATTCTAAGCACAGGCCGTTGCCTTGCTTTAGTTTCTTTACTGTAATACCTTGCTGATATTTGTTGTTGAAGAAGTGAACGCTGAACGCCCTTAAGAAAAGACTCTTGGCCTCTAATTATTACCCCTATTCGTATTTCATAACCCACTAACTTTTTACTGTTCTTAAAAACTACTGCTTCGGGAACGGCACATGAAAGTAATATCCCTTGTAATTGTTCTTTACTATACACATTCATCACCCACTCTCCCTATATAGTCAAATTGTAATTCTAAAAACTTCAACCCATCCTGTATTACTTGGGGCACAAACTCATAATCTATATTCCCTCCAAAGGCCCATTGAATACTCCACCCTCGCCTTGTGCCGTAAATCCTAGCATCAGTAATATCCACTTCTTCTAATATATTACTATACCTCGCCCGTTCTAAACCATTGAGCACTAAATGGTCTGTAACTGCAAAATTAAGGATGGCTACATCCTTTGGGCTTAGTGGGCCATACACCATAAAACAATAAGAAGTTACACCGCCATATTTTTCTACCCACTTCATCAACCATTTATTTTCCGCCAACATTACCACCCACATAATTATTATGTTCCGGCCAAAAGCCTTGACAAATCTCTTTATCTACATCTATCCAACACCAATGAGAGGGTCTTATTTTTTTATGACCCTTAGTTTTAGCATTATCTTTAGCCACATCAAAGGCGTTTAGAATTATAGTTTCTATATTCTCATGGATGAAAGCAACCAATTGTCTTGACATTTGTATTTTAGGGTTTTCACCCTTAATCACCTTAACAATATTTACTGTACTACCATACTTTTTACTTGGCTTTTGTTTACTTGGCTCTATCAATACACCACCTTCAAAGTATGGTGCAACACTAGCGGCCATTTTACGGGGTGGGCCTCTTGAAAGAGGTATTCTTAATTCTAAGAAACCATCTTTAATATTAGTAACAACATATATTTTACCATCTATTGGTACAAAATCACCCTTCTTATGGTTCACCCAATCATCCCCTTGACGCTATCAATAGTATCAATTTCACTTGCTGGCTTATCTGTTCTTATTCTCATCATACGGGGGAATCTTAAACCATAATTCCCCTTCTCATTCATAGTAATCAAATCACTTGTTACTTGTAATACTACTCTCGGAGAAAATAAATGTGTATCCTTTTCATGTGCGACTATTAGTGGGCGAAGTTGTTGAGTCAATTGAGTTAAATCATTATCACTAAAGCCCGTTCCTATTGACCCCATTTTAATAAAATGACCCTCACCATCCGATACTGCAATATCATAAGAACCATAGACATTAGCCCTTTTGCCCTCACCAATTCTAGCCCCGATAATTACCACATCTAATTCAATTCTTGGTGGCTTATATTTAATCCAATCCAAAGACCTTTTGCCCGACTGATAAACGGCATCAAGGTTTTTTACCATAATTCCTTCAAAGCCTCGGTTTATCGCTTCGGAATAAAAAGCCTTCACTCTCTTTCCGTTTTTTTCTCTTATTGCTTGCTTAGGAAAACGCTCTAAATCGCTCATACGCACCTCTAACGGGCTATCAATAAACGGCTTACCGTCTAACATCAATACATCAAAAACAGCCAATTCAACGGGACACCTTCGCATCGCCGCAACCATATCTTTAGAGTGAAACCTAACATTCATTGTTTGAAAAGCAACAGGTTCTCCTTCGGATGAAACAGGGTATATTTCTGTATCAATTATGAAGTTTGTTATATCCCATGAAAGAATGGTTTCTACTATATCAGTAAATCTTTCTGTTACAATTACGCCCTTGCGATTAAATATTAATACAGTATCATTATCCCTATGGATTTGGTATCTTGCACCATCATACTTATACTCTAATATTCTCCTTGAAGGCTTGGGCCACTTTTTCCTTTCTGCGGCTTTAGCCAACATGGGTTTAACATAAACACCTGCAACCAATTCGGTTTCGGGTTCTTCACCCATAGAATAACACGCTTCAATATTAGAAAGCGAATTAAACATAGCATGGCGTTTAACTTCACCTTGTTTTTTACCATAGACCGAAGCCAACAATTTAACTAAATTACCCATGCCTTGAGAAGCAAAACCATTTCTTGGTTTTCTAACCATAAACCGAATGAACCATTTCTTTTCTAATGCGCTCATATTATTCAAAGCCTCCTTGAACAAAGAAAAAGAATTACCTGTTATTGTATTACAATCCAAAGATAATAAAGCATAAACTTGGGCAATAGTATAACTACTATCTACACCCGTATTATCAAAATAATAAACCGCTTCGCCTAAATCACCATAAACACCAACATAAGTATCTAACTCATCTTCAAAAACTTCCAAAGCCTCAACAACCCACTTTAATGCCTTACGCTCGGCCATATGATTCATAGGGTATTCCATAGCAAACAAACTAACTAATGTTTCAGTATTAGAAAAATCATCCCAAGACTGTTTGATTATGCGTATTGATTGCTTAGGGGTTAATTCCTCTATTGCTTGATTTAGTCTACAAAAATTAATCCAAGTCATCTTGGCTCGCCTCCACTAATATCTTTGTTAGCATAGTCAAACAATCACGCATCCCAATGATGTGCCCTAAAGCAAACGGTGTACTTTCATAACACTTACTGATGAGAACCTCTAAATCCTCACCCTCTCTTTCTACTAATTTCTTCTGTGCCTTTTCTATTTCTTTTGCTATTTCAATTAAATTTTCCTTCATTGTGCCGCCTCCATTTTCTTCTCTATCTCAGCCATTAACATTGTTGTTTTTCTCGTCAATCGTGCCTGTTTCATTAATAGGGCTTGAAGCCTTCTATATAATTCACCATCAAATCTTGAACAAGTCATACACCCATCGTCTATTAACTCAAAGGCATACACTCTTTCTTGACATGAAGGACACGATACTTCAATATGTTCTTTAGCATAATCATCTGCATATCCATCTTCTATTACTTGCATTTCATCCATCTTCTTCTACCTCCTTATACATTTGAGCAAAAGCCGCCTTTACATGACAACCTACTACTCTCCTTCTTGCTACATCCGAAACAACCTCTTTATCTGTATAGAGAATCATTTTCTTAATGAATAAACCAATAAAATCTCGCATTTCTTCTTTGGCTACGACAGACCATTGGTATTCACTATATTCTTTAATCTTGTTCTCTATCTCTCTCTGACTTACCATCTAATATCCTTCCTAATAAATTGTATATATGTTCCGCTTCTTGCATATTCATCCTTATTCCTTTCCTTGAAAGTTTTTCATTTAAGTTCCACCTAATATCTATAACTTCATTGTCCCACTTATCTCTCCCATACTGTATCACAATTTCATCCGTAGCATTTCTAGGCACTCTACCCCTTATTTCCATTTCTCCTCTTTTCATACACTTTGACCTCCTTTCCACTTAGTTAATTTTTGATAATCAGTATAATACATAGGGGGTTCTAATTCTCTTGTATTCCAAACAATCCAACATACACCACCTACACTTGATACCTGCACTACTTCATACACACCATGTTCTGTATCTACTATTTCACTCGTTCCTATTTGTGGCGTTAAATTATACATTCTACTAATTTCTCTTGATATTGTAGAAAGGTTCTCAACAATATATTTAACAATATCAGCCCTTTGAATGGGCACTCTTGCATCCACCTTTAATTTAATCGCACCCGTTTTATCACATACTTTACATTTATTACCATCGCAAATAGGACAAGTAATTTCAGCAGGTAGTGTGGCTGGCAACATGATTCTTTTACTCATATTAATTCCTCACTAGGTTTGCCCACTAATACTTCTGTGGTAATAATCAAACCTGCTACTGACACGGCGGTTCTTAAACTACTCTTTACTACTTTAACGGGGTCTATTACCCCTGCGGAAAGTAGGTCGGTATATTCCTCAGTATTAGCATCAAATCCTACATTATCAACCAACCTTAACTTATCTACTGTATGACCGGCATTAGCACCAATTTGATACATGGGTTCTTTAATAGCATCCAACAAAAGAAATAAACCATTACTTCTCTCAAGTTTACCACCCGACAATATAGAATCTGTGCATTTATATAATTCAAGACCCCCACCTAAAATAACACCGCCTTGAATAGCGGCCTTTGTCGCATTCAAAGCATCATCTAACCTTTCCATCCTTTCGGTTACTTCAATCTCAGTCGCACCACCTACTTTGATAACCGCTACTCCTCCTGTTAATTTACCCAATCTCGCTTGAAGTTTTTCTTCTAACCAAGCGTTCTTAGCGGCGGGAATCAATTGCCTCAATTCTTCGCACCTACTATCTAAACCAATATTAGTTTTACCATCTGTTACAAAAACAGTATTGGTTCTATCTACTTTTATTGATTTAACTGAACCTAAATCCTCCAATGTTACAGAAGAAATATCATCACCTAATTCATCAACAAAAACCTTACCACCAATTACTGCTCTAATATCTCTTAATATCTCTATTTGGTCATCTCCAAAATCAGGGGCTTTAACTGCACACCCATTAAATGTCTTTTGAACAATATTCATTAATAAATTAGGATAGGCATTACCTTCAATTTGTTTCGCCATAATAAGTAGTGGCCTTCCTTCTTTGAGGGATAATTCTACTGCCGGTATTAAATCCTTAAAATTAGTAATTGTATGGTTGCACATTAACACTAACGCATTCTCCATAGAACAATTCGCCTTCTCTTTATCATTAATCATAGAAAAGTGCATGAAACCACTATCAATACTCAAACCTGCATTGGTTTCCCATGTAGTTTTTAATTCTTCACCCCTCTTTACAGAAATAATACCATCATAACCGATTTGTTCCATTATATAGGAAATTAATTTCCCCAAAACGGAATCGTTGTTTGCCGCTATCGTAGCAACATACTCTAAATCTTCTCTTGAAGTAATGGGTTTGGCCTCTTGTTCTAATTGGGCCACTACTAATTTTAGTGCCTCATCCAATTCTTGTTTAAGTTTTACACTATCATAATCTAAATATTTTTCTTGCCAACCCAAAAGAATAGCCTGTGTTAATACACTCGCCGTTGTTGTCCCATCACCTGCATTTTCTTGTGCCTGTGAAGCCACATTTTGTAATAACTCTACTCCCATTTGAATAAACTCATCATCGGAAGCCACCGCTTTAGCAATAGTTACCCCATCGTTAATAATAATAGGAGGCCCGTTTCTATTACCCAACACTACTGTTTTAGCCTTTGGCCCTAATGTATATTTGACTGTATCGGCTACTAAGTTTACCCCTGCTAACAATTTTTCCTGTGCTTCTTTACCATATAATATCATTCTACCACCGCCATTATTTCATTAAATCTTACTGCTACTAAACCATCCCCCAATTCTGTTGGATATTTGTTAGCATAATATACTGTTTGACCCCTAATCCTTAATTCCAATTGTTCGGGCACTTCCTCACCTGCTGAAATCACTAAAGCAATATTACGCTTTACTGTAATAATACCACTCGCAGTAGTGGTATCTATTGGTTGGATAATAACATATTCACCTACTGCTTTCATCAAACCCCTCCTATGATGCCATCTTCTATTAATTGTCTACGATTTTTCACCCAAGAAATTACAATAGCATTCGCATCTCTATAAGTCAAACCATAGAAATCTAATAAATAGGAAACCGAGCCAAACATATTACACTTACCCGATTCTCTAAGCCTCTCTAAATACTTGTATTCTTTTATCCACTTTTTATTATACATACTAATCCTCTCCATAGAATGAATCAACCATATCTCTAGTTATAATACCCATGTCCGTAGCCTCAGTTAATTGTTCTAACTGTTGTTTTAACTCATGTAATATTTGCCCCTTTGTTTCTTCATCAAAAATAACATATGGGGGCAACACTCCATTTTGTGTAAAATACTTATACCACTTTTCATAGGGTTCGCCATTACCATCCTCAATAGAAAACAAATCTTGTGCTATTTCAAACATATTTCTCTCCAATTGGGCAGTATTACTATTAGTAATCTCATCAACGATGATACTACACAATTTTTCCAAATATGGCCTATCACCCGTTTCATAAGAATCTATAATTACCTGTAATAATCTTTTGTTTTCATCACTAGCCTGACCGATATAATCCGCCGCAGTTTCAACACAAGAATATAATTGATTTGTATTGGGGGGTTCACACTCGCTACATACGGTTTGCCCATAATAAACCAATTCGCCACAACCACATACTTTACCCATTAAGTTTTTACCCATCATTCTTCACCTTCCATATAATCAAAAACGGTTCTTTGTTTCTTAGACCAATCGGGTATATCATAATTCTTAAAAAAGAGTGTGTGGGTTTTATTACCCCTCACCCACTTCATTCTTTCATTATCCCCTAAAACTATTGCACTCTCCATGTGTAATTCCCAACATCTAATAGTAGACCAATCGGTGCTACTAAAATAGGCTGAACCAAAGGGGTGTGTGTGAATCCAACACTTAATAGGTAGAGTTAGAGGTAGGCCATTAGCCCCTTCTAATTCTTTTTCAACCCCGACAAAATCCACAAAACTACCTGTCCCGTAATTGATAAAAAGACTATCGTTCTTATCTACAACAACCTGCACTTCTCTATCTTTATCAAAAGCAGTTAGACTCATTTCCCATATAACATCTAAGAAAGAAGCATCTTCGGCTTCCCCATTAAACGCATTCATTATTTCTTTTTTCCATTCTTTATTTTCTATCATTATTCTTGCCTCCAAAACATTATTCTTTGTAGTAGGGTCTTGGGTATTTTAACCGCTTCCTCTACCACTTCTGTTACACTCATTCTTTTTTTAGACCATTCATCATAAACTTCTTTCTTAACAAAACGGACATTACCGTTATCGTCTTTAGTATAGTATCTACCATTCTTTGCCTTATGTATCATTTCTTCCATCTAAACCACCAACACTAACATTAACACAACAATAGTCATAACATTAACTCCATTAACCATCATCAATATCTTATTGCTCCTCTTTACATTAGACAACAAATCTCCCAATAAAATATTAGTTATCTGTTGCGTTTCTACTGCTAATTCCATTGTCGTTTTGCTCATACTGACACCACCTTAAACTCATCCACTTCATCATCAGCAAAGAACCTTAATATCCACTCAGCACCCATTCCTGCCGCAATAATATGTGAAAAATGTTGTGTTGATACTTCACCGTTCCACTCATTACCTTGACATGAAAAACTACCTTCGGGGCCAGCCAATAATGTATCATACATCTTAGCATCAGCCCGATGAGAAATATAAGCACAATTTCTTCCTTGTGCTCTTAAATCAAGCCAACAATCACCATCTCTGTATAGGAGTCTGCGAACATCTAAATTATCAGCACAACATACTACTAAATCATAACCTACTAACTGACTCGCCGTTAAAATAGGGTAGGTTTCGGCCCTTGCTATTTGATTCCTCCTTTGTAGTACACTCACTTTATGTTCCGTTTCATCTCCCTTCTCAAAGTTTTGATAAGTTAGGTTTTTGGTTTCTACTTTGTCGGGGTCATATACTGTCAATTCAAACAATTCTAACTTGGATAATATAGGAATTAAATAACTCCCTATTCCTCCCGCACCTATAATTAATATTTTCTTTTTCATTTTCAATCCTCCTTTGTGATTTGATAGCCGGTTGCCATCTCAATATGCCATATCGCTTCGGCTTTTGTTTTGAAATACTTTGCACATTCCTCACCATCATCCATATGATTAACCTTCCAACATTTGTTTTTATTTTTCATTTTTTATCCCTCATTCCATTTAATACTTTATCGGGGGTAGTATTAACCCATTCTTTCTTACTATAATTTAACATATCTATCACCTTATTAGAATTAATTCTAACAGTCAAATCCGATACCATTACCGCCCTACCTACTGCCTTCTGTGAAGTGTTCTGTGTGGGGTTAAGTAATTGGGTAGCATAGATAATACCTGCTATTAAACCACTTGTTAAAGTCAAGCACCTCTCTTTAGCCATATTATACAAGGGTATGCCCACATCAAGACTTATCTTTAGCGATTCTCTTGTTAAACCCAATTTGTTACCATACCTCTCAATATCTTCAATAATATTAATTCTCCCCAATACAAAGGGGCGACCAAACATACACGCCACTCTTTTAGCAAGTTTAGACGATAAGCCCATATGAGCACCATTATGTTGAATAATTTCATACAATGTAATGGGTATATTATTATCCTTTAGAGTGAAAAAAACAGTCGCCGCCACTCTTGCATCTAAAGGGAAACCCGTAGTAATTCTGTTTCTAACCATAACTCTATAATTAAAAGCCATTTGTTCTCTCAAAGCCTTTGTAACACCTAATTCACCCCCTAACATATTGCACCCTATCACACCTCTTTGGATGATACCTTTACTTTTGTGAACGGTTCTATTGTGGTTCTTTCTAAGCAATCTACCCATTTTACTAAAATCCTTTTTGCCCCTACTATCGGTCAAGGATATAAAAGAACCCAACCCTCCTATTTCGCTATGTTTATCGTAGTTATCATTACCAAATACATATTCTTCTAAGGGGTTTTCGTCTATTACATACCCACAACCAAAACAATAGGTTTCACCACTCTTTTCATCTTGCCTAATATCATTACTCTTACAATCAATACATATCATTTTTTCCACTCTCTATACTTATTATTTCTGCCCGTCTTTGTATTGTTCTCAACATTTCCATTATCTCTTTAATTTCCTTGAGAGTCAAAACCCAAACTTCTTCACTTTCACACCATACTTGTATTTTAACCTCTTTGAACATTAATTAGACCCCCAATATTCTAAGTTATCCCAATCCAACCTAAGTTCTTTCTGCCCATCAACATTTTTAGATGTTAAATGGTGTTTGATAGTGTTAACTATTTTAACTGTAAATACATCATTCAATAGAGCCAATGCCCTAGTAGCGAATTGGTCGCCCAATGATGAGTCTTTAGCCATGTTATCTATACAAATTGGCCCTCTCATACCGATTTCTTCTCCGGCATAAACAAAGGTAGATACTGCTTGAATGTTGGTTTTCATTTCAGCATCAGTTAATACCCAATCGGCCAACCTACCTCTCACATACATAGTCATGTTTTCTCCCTTTTTGGTTATTTTAATTCTGTCGGGATATTGCTTCTCCAAATCTAACATCAATTGTTTTGCTCTATCTTCTATAATATCACTCGTTCTATTTTGTTCAAGGAAAGCCAACATAACCTGCAATTGACTTTCAGTCGGTGGCGTTTCAAACAATTTAAGCCATAGATTCTTAGGGCTTAAAAACTTCCAAGAACCTCTTTTCTTCCCTTCCCAATAAAAAGACATGAAAGTTTCCATTTGTTTTATAGGAATATTAGCCCAAACACCATCACTCAATTCTAAAGCACACTCATCGGAAGAAATTAACCTTAGATTTAACCTAACATCTATTCTTTTTCCTTCCTTGTAATAATGAAAGGGGGCTCTATTCTCCAAAGCATAGGATATAGACTCACTAACATTTAGATGATTCCACATATTTTTAGCCAATATTGCCCCATCACTAACAAAACAAGATTTATAGACCACTCTCGCAAGAGCAAAGGCAAGATTATTCTTTGTTCCTGTTATACCATTAATTGAATATCTATTTCCCTTTCTCCCTATTACAATACTATATTGGCTCTCTTTACCCAAAAAAACGACATTTTGCCCCATCTTCAAGTGCCCCATATGATAACTCATTGTGTTTTTAAGAGCCGCTAATACAGGATTATGGTTGGTTCTATCGGGAAAAACCGTTACTGACTCTGCCCAAAAGTTGGAGTTTTCCGCAACCATTTTTGTTGAGTAAGTTTTTCCTCCATCATCGGGCGACTTTATATTTATTTCCATTTATCTTCCTCCGTATATTTTTTTCTTATAACTAGCCACGCAATTATCGTGCACTTCCTTTCTTGCTTCAAGCGGGTGTAACAATTGACCCCCGCATATTCTACATCTAGTGGCTATTCTCTTTGAATAAGAATGGCGACTTTCAACATAATCGGGGTCTTTATCACTCATCGGTTTCACCCTTCACAAAAAACTTTTGTTTTGAAATAACTATATGAGGGTATTGTTCAGTAAACTTAGTTACATTTTCTAATACTTGCTCAATAGAAGTATAATCTTCAACCCATACACTACCATTAGACCTAAGTAGGGTTATGCGAAACTTAGTTTGTTCCATTTTCAAACCTCCTTTTTACCATATTCACAAACTCTCTATTACACCCTTCACATATTGGCGTACAATCATCGGGCCAAACTGCTTCGGTTAAGGAGGTTGAAACATCATGAATACTTTCCATATCCCAAAGACATTCACGGCAATAACCGCAGTTTTCTAACAAGTCTTGGGCATCATTTAGTTTTGCCTTTAGGTTTGTTATTTCTTCCTGTTCTTCTAATTGTTCTACTGCTTTACATATATGACACATTATTCTTCCTCTCCTAAATCCGACAATAGTGTTTGATAAATACCAAACACCTCATCCACACTCATTCTTCTCAAAGAAGCCCAAGATACTATTTTATTATTTACTCTAATTCTTTTAGCCATTTTACCTTGAACCGGCTTGGCGACCCTATTAGTTAAAACATAGGGGGCAAAACCATAACCGTCTTTTCTTTGCACTACTATTTTAGTAACAGTAGTTTTATATCCGCCCTTAACTCTATTGGGGCTTTGTTTTTCTCTCATCTCTCTTATCATTTCTGTCTTTGTTTTATCCATTTCTATTCCTCCTTGTTTGCTACATAGTATTCTAACTTATGTCTTGTTTCCTTAATGTATTCAATCAACCACTTACGGGGTGAAACATTAACAGGTAATCTAACATTATCAAGTAAATATTGCACTATATGATTAATCTCACGCACAATATGGTTAGAATCATGCCGGTGCATCATTTCTAATATGTTCTCCCACACATTAGTTCCATCTATTTCTCGTCTTTCGCTCTCTATCTCTAACATAATTAATTTGAAATCATCCCATCCTTCAAAATAACTATTCATCTTTTTGTAAGTCATCTCTTAACCCCCAAACACAAGCATTGTGGCCCTTTGCCCTAACGGTGCGTTCTCTTTTAACAAAAACTTTATTTTTACTCATAATATTCACCAATGAGTTCATTGTAGGGTTCCTTGTGTATGGTTTATTACACCGTTTTTTCTTTTGATACCTTAGTTTATCCCAAAGAGAATAAGTATCTAAATCCCCTTGTTCTTTTAACAAACGCACAATGCGTTCTACTGTGTTTTTTGTTCCCATTATCATTTCCCACCTTATATTATTACCCATAACCACCGCTAGATAATCACCTAAAAGGCTTCTCTTGCCCTCTTAAGGGGGAATAAACACATTACATCTATAATGCCTACTCCCCCTTTTAGCGATTAATCACTAAATGATTATTAGGTATCTAAACTCAAATACCACCAACAATCGCCGGAGTCAAATCTACCATTTCAACCGAATCCCAATCAAATGTATTGATGTGTTCTCTTGAAACCATCTCTCCATCTGCGAAAATCCAATGTGTAGGATGGTCGTTGATTTGCTCAATTACTTCTGCTTTCATTAATTCTAGTTCTGTATGTCCTGTATCGTTTAATATTCTTAGTTTCATATTTTTTCCTCCTGTTCTCCGGTCATGTTTTCACCATTGTCCGTAGTATCCTTTGTAACGCTCGCCCTATATAAAGGGGGTTGGGTCTTTAAGATGATGCGACCCAATGCGGTATAAAGGCTCTTTTCGTAGGTTTCTACCATTGTGCCTAGAGTTGTATTTTCTTCTTCAAGTTGGGTGATTCTATTTTCAACCGCATGAATTAGATTATTATGCTTCTCTTTCAATTTTATATATTGTAAATTGGTTTTATTCAATCTCTCTTGTAATTGTTCTTTAGTTTCTCTCATTCTGCCCCCTCCTTTAATTGGGTTATTATTTTGCTCGCTTGAATAGATGTTGTGTTTGCGGGTATAATATACTCATTGTTACTTAATATACCTATATACCATGCTTGTTTACTTGTTATTGGTCTTGGTTTTTCACAAGTCTTTTTCACCAATAGTTTCAATTGCTTAGGGCTTAATTCTTTACCCGCACTTAACATCCTCACCATATCAGTCAAAAAAACCCTATCATAGTTAGTTTCTCCCATATTTTCCGAAAATGGTTTAATGTCATAAAACTCACACATTCTCTCAAACACTTCATTTGTTTCGTCTACCCTCAACCTTTCAGCGATTAGACACTCAATTCTTTTTTGGTCTACATCACCGGCACTTTCAGCCGACTTTTTATCCTGTTCTATTCTCATTAACTCATTTTGTCTTTTTTGCTCATCACGGGCAATTCTTTGTATGCGCCAAAGTTCAGCCCTTTTTTCATCCTGTATTTTCTTATCTTCTGCGGCCTGTCTAATCCTTTCCTGTTCTTCTGTAATCATATCCCGATACTTCTGCTGAGTCAAATAAAACAATTGAAGGTCAGCCCATAGTCTTTCATTAGGATAACCCCTTGTATCTATTTGCCTATGCTTATTGTCGGGGTGATTCCAACGCCATACAATAGAAGCCATTTTGTAACCATATTGATTCATTTTACCTTCACTTCTTTTGCGAATAACAGTAGTATTTTCATAATGGCTAGTGTGGTAATTATATCTCCTATTTTTCACCCTAACATTGAACCTCAAATCCAATTCTCTAACTTCCTCAAACCATTCAGTAAATTGTTCACCGTGTAAATCCCACCACCAAGCGGCCTTCAAGGATTTAACCTGTTCTGTTATCCACTCGTCTATCATTTCTTCGGTGATATTTTCTTCCTTCCAGCCCTTTTCTTCTACTAAGTGCCTCAAGACCATGTATGAATTGATATGGTCGCTCCCTACTATCTCTAACACATTGGTTACAGTATTCTCTATCTCAAAATGCCACACTATATTATGCCCACACAAACAAGCATGGGGGTGAGTATTGTGTTCAGCAGGTAATGTTTCCATAGCATCATCACTAAAGGGAATATACCATGTATTGCCCGTTACAACCCACTCATCCTTAGCATCATTATAGTTATCAGCCTCGGACAATGCAACCATTTTGGCCTTCAATATTTTGTCCCAACGGCCATTCCTTAGTGCTCGTCTTGGTAATACTTCTTCAAAATCCATTTTTATTCCTCCATAGTAAAATCTAAAAATATTACTACTCCTGTTGATACTAAAGGATTTATTAAAACAACATCATTTATATCAAAATATGCAAATGTATCGTTATCTCGCAATACTCTATATTGTACATTTTGACTATCATTTACTTCTAATGTTCCTCTCAAACTAATTTGAGAAACAAAATGCCTTCTTACTATACCAGCACTACTTATTGCTAATGTTACAGTTTCACCTACTAATTCATTTAATTCTTCTTTCATTTTAATCTCTCCTTCCAGCATGGGGTAAATCAATATCTTTAATTCCCCAAACTCTATTTCCTAATGATTCTATTTCCTGTTGTGAAAAATAGCCCCACTCATCATAATGTCCTTGCACAAAACCAAAGTGCACTCCATCATCATTTAATTCTGTCGCAAACCAATACCAACCACTAAAAGATTCCCAACCTTTGAGAACCTCTTTATCGTTAATATATAATTTACCATCTTTAGTTTCTAATGTCATATTTCTTCATCTCCATTTGGGTATAGCGTATCGCATAATTTCTTAGCGGCCTTCTCAATCTCGGCCTCTAATTCGGGTTCAAAATCCCAATAATCATCCGGTAAATCCTTCTCATCGGGCATATTTTCCTTCATTTTTAATAACAAACCTATGACTTCATTTCTTTTTATCAATTCATCTCTTTTTGCTAATAAAGCATTCAATTCTATTTGTTCTTCTACGCTCAATGTGGGTTCGCAAGTGCAATCATCACAATGCTTACACAAACCACACACATTACAAACGCTTGGTGTGCAATACTTCGCCGTGTATTCTTGAAACTCTCTTTCTTCTTTTTCTGCTTGTGTTTCTTCTCTCATTTTGATTCTTCCTTTAACCAACCTTCGTTAATGGTATTATCCAATTCATCCCAATCCCTTTCCATATTCTCTATCATATCTTTCATTATTTTATATCTCATATACATATTAATTATTTCTCTATCCATCATTCCTCACCTCGTCTTAAATCACTTAAGCAGGGTTCACATCTTTGCAAGTGCCTTCCCCCCACTTCATTAAGGAATAGTGCGTTACCCTTTGCACCTCCAAACATACTCCCCGTATTCCATATATCGCCGCATTGAAAGCCAATCAAGAAGCCACTACAATTAAGGGAAATGTGAACAATAGGATATTCAAGGCCCACTTGTTTTGCGACTTCTTCATCATTCATTATTCTCACTCCTTTCATTCCATTCTATGTTACAAGGAATAATATATTTCTTAACTCCTTTAGCACCACAATGTACACATGAATAATGCTGGGTGTAAAGCAAATCATTATCTTCTATAATATCTACCATTTCTACCATCAATTCTGCATCATCATGCTGACAATCCGTATAATTAAGCACCGTATTCACCATCCATTTGTTCAATAGCAAAAACTTCCTCAAGATGAGCAGTTAATAATTTATCTATTTGGTCAAATAAACCCTGTGCCCCACCTGCAATTACTTTTCTGTGCAAAGACAACCATATCTTATGATGTTGGTTAAGCACTATCTTGGGCAAGTTATCCCCATTCATTGAAATTACTATTGGGGGTAATTCTTCATCATTTACTATTCTATATTCTATTGTTTGTTCCATATTAATTCCTCATATACATCTTCATACTTTTCTTTTATTATTGCTACCAAATCTTCATAGCGTTCTTCCATCACTCTCATCCTTCGTTCAGCCATTTGCAATCTTTCATTAAGATTACTCCGTTGTTCTCTTTTCGTTAGATTCTTTTTTGGCTTATCTCTCAAATCTATATTATACTCTTTGAATATCCAATCTTTGGCCGGTGCAATACCTTTGGCCGACACATGAAAAGTGTAGAATGGTTGCCCATCCTTACCAATTTTAATTACACCATTTCTTGACATCGTGGTAACAAAACCATTCCGGCGCAACAGTTTCAAAAACTTCTTTACTGTCCCATCTAAATGTCTTGACATTATAACCACATCCTATTCTGTTTCTCTTTATACATCTTTCTCATACTCCTTTAGCCAACAATATTGACATACTTTTTTACTCTTAGTTTTACTCTTAGAAAGAAACTCTCCTTCTAAAGTTATTAATTCCCTCACTCTATTTATTTTATAGGTGGCCTTTAGACCACACACTTCGCATTTTTGCATTTGTTCTGCCCTCTTTTTATTAAAGAGGAAGGTTGGAAAACGGGTCATGGATACCACGCCACTATTGCATCCCCCAAAAGGGTTAAATGAAAATTCCCGTCTTTACTGCAAAAACCAACCATTAAATCACTTCTTTAACATTCTTTGAATATACCAAAGGGCTTTTTCTAAATCTTCTCTCCCGCCCTTATGTTCTGCTCTAACAACATACTTAATTACATTACCGGCACAAAAATCTAAGTCCCAATCATCTATTGCATCTATTACTTCTATTTTACCCATATTATAATGTTTAGGGTGATTAACTGTTTCTTTAACTTCTTTCCTACCTTTATCCTTCATATAATCTTCAACCCCTTGTTTGTTAAAACGGATTTCTGCCCCTTCAAGGCCATTGTTTGGCAATTCAATATAAAACTTATCCATTAATAGTGGAACGCTTATGTTGAGTTCAAATGCTACATCTTCTTTTGTCATATTATATTTCATAATAACCTAATCTCCTATTTGTTTTATTATTAATGTTTTTTATTCTTTTAGTGAATAAATGGGCAAATCTCCATTATTCTCATCATTATATTGCCGAGAATAACATTTTGCCCCCGAACAGAGGCCGTTTGACCCCATTTTGTTGATGATTATTAATTATCATTATTCTCATGATTCTCACCCCCAATATAGGGGGGGGGGAGGGGGGTTCTCTCTCTAATATATATATATATTATATATATATATAATAATATAATATTATAATAATAAACATAATACTACTAAACAGAGGCAGTTTGAACCCATTATTTATTCTCATACTGATAATAATGATAATAACACACAACGGAGCACATTTTTTAGTGCCTTCACACTATATACCCCAAAGGGGTTATAAAGAGATTCATTTGATGGAATGTTATGTTTTGTTATCTATAAATAACATTTTATTTAATCTACTAACTCTAAAAGAATCTCTTGTTCTCCCAAAAGATTTTCCATAGAACCATCCCACTCTCTATACATTAATTCTCCCGCCTTATTCAATTTCCTACTATACATATCCCTTAATAATAATCTAGCCTTTTCAGCCTTACCTTTAGCATACTCCTTACCATTAAGATAACGACCCCCTCCACTCTTACCATGCTTCAAACAAACTGCCCTTAATATTTTACTACTTTCCCACAAATTATAATGTCCCTTATACACTTCTTCATAAACCGTATCAATAACAACATTCACTTCAGCAGGGAATCCACTACTGCGCCCCCTACGAACAGGGCTACCTGCTAACCCTCTAATCATTTCCTTAATGCTACCATACACCTTAGCCCTATTACTTACCGACCCTTGCCCATAAGTAATTTGATACTCTATTACACCACGCAACCCCGTATCAAAACCTTCCGTATTAATAAACTCGCTCACTTCTCTAATTTTCTCGTTCCAATTTTCCACATCTATCACCTTTTATAGGCCATTCCGCCCATTAATAAACTATTATCACTCCTATATAAACTCAATCATTAAAAAGATACAAACCAACCAATAGACACCATGCCCCTTTTTTCGCCCCAATTTTGACCCTAAACCGACCCTCAATTCTTGTCAAAATGCCCCCGAATAAATTGCACCCTTTATAGGGGGTGGGGAGTAGCGGTTTCGCATAAGACAATAAAAAACAAAAGAATCAATTACTTACCTACGCCAATTCTGTTTTGTCAAAATCCTGAGCCCTCCTTAAAGTGTAATTAATTACACCCCTTCCCTAAATCCTAATATTCTATACTAATATCATATAATCTACATATATCTATATTAATATACTTAAGGCCAATTGAAAGAGAGTATTTGAAATTAGAGGAAATATTACTACCAATTTATTATTATGTTGTTAGTAGTTTTATTTATATAGGGGAGTTTCAAAAACCCAAACATAAGACCATATGGTTGTGCTTTGTCAACCTCAGTTATATGGGGATTATATGGTATATATTGGTGAACAATATGATGGAAGGATTAACACGATTAGTAGGATATGCGAGAAGGAGTGATGCAGGAGCAAAAGTTAGAATAAGCATTAACCTTCAAGCACTTAAAGACTGTAATACATACACAACCGCAGATGGGCAAACATATGTCCCTCTTGTTATGTCAAGACACGCACTCCAAAAAGTAT